GTTCGTACTGTTGCTGCTGTTGATGGTGCTCTGACTCTTGAAACTGGTGGTGAAGGTCTCGCACACGTTGGACCTAACAACCCTGATGGAACTCTTGATGCATCTTCTCATGTTGAGAAAGGTGTAAACAAGATGGTTGCTCCCGATGGACTTCTCTGGGTCAAAGGTAAGGGTGGTGATGTTCTGATTGTTGATGAGGATTCCGGTAACGATTATGGTGAGCGTAAGTATGCACTTCCTATTGATGGTAAGTCATTGACTCTCCGTGACGAAGCAACTGGTTATAACCTTGCTGTTGCTGGTGGTAAGTACAACCCCCGTCAACTTGCTGGTGCTGCTGCTATCCCTGGAACTTCTTGGGAAATTGATGGTATCACTAACTATGGTCAGGGTGCTGAGTTCTCTGGTTCCTGGGATGTGACTGCCATCACTACTCGTAAGGAAGATGGTTCCTTCTACACCAAGGAAGAACTTTCTGGTTCTGCTCTGGATGATATTCAGAATGCTATTCCCATTGAAGAGCATCTGTATCAAGGTGTTGTTCAGTATCGTGGTGAGTCTGGTGGTCAGGTTGAAGAAGTTGGTGCTGATGCTGGTGGACAAGTCTTCCAGTTCACTATGTCTGATTTCTTCTGATATCCAAACACAATGTGGGACCCCTAACCGGGGTTCCTTTTTTATGGTTAAATTTAAATTAAGAAACTCTATATAATGGGGTTTGTCTAAGTTTAGATAATTTTGACCGTGTCTTAATGACATAGCCTGAATAATATGCTATAATTTCTGTGTCGTTAAAGACAAATCTGCAAACACTAAAAAAGGAATTACAAATGAAAGCAATCGCACTTGCCGCACTGGCAGCATCTGCACTGGCGACACCTGCCCTTGCAGGACCCTATGTAGAGTCTAAGCACGAATTCAAAGGCACTGATGAAGACTACAGCAAGGCTGTACATCAGGCTCGTGTTGGTTACGAGACCAAGATCGGTGCTCTCAAGCCTTATATCGAAGGTGGTTTTGGTGTTTCTTATCCCGAAGATGGTGAAGAGACCACTTTCAGTGCTCTGGAAGTCGGTACAAAGATTAAGATCACTGACAAGTTCGGTGCTTATGGTAAGTTCGAGAACATCTTCCAGGATGATGATACCCGTGATTGGAAAGTTGAACTCGGCACCAAGTACAAGTTCTGATTTTTAAAATAAAAACGACGAGGATATTCAAATGAAACTCTCTGCTCTCGCAATGGGTGCTCTGGCACTCACCGCTACTACTCCTGCAATTGCAGGAGATCTGAATGGTGCTGGTGCATCATTCCCTGCTCCAATCTATCAGCGTTGGTTCAAGGACTATGCTGATGCGACTGGTAATCAAGTCAACTATCAGGCAGTTGGATCTGGTGCTGGTGTCCGCCAGTACAAGGCAGGTACTACTGACTTTGGTGCATCTGATAAGGCAGTTTCTGATAAGAAACTTGCTGGTATCTCCCGTCCTATGGTACAAATCCCTATGACTGGTGGTGCAATTGCAGTTGCATACAACAAGCCTGGTTGCGACCTAAAACTGTCTCAGGTTCAACTTGCCAGAATTGCATACGGAAACATTCAAGATTGGTCTGAAGTTGGATGTGATGCAGGTAAGATGACCTGGGTTCATCGTTCTGATGGTTCTGGAACCACTGCTGGTTTCACCAACTCTCTGTCCGCATTCTCCCCTTATTGGGATGTTCGTGTAGGAAGTGGTAAGTCCGTCCGTTGGCCTGGTTCTAATGCCGTTGGTGCTAAGGGCAACTCTGGTATTGCTGGTGTAATCAAGAACACTCCTGGTGCTATTGGTTATCTGAACTATGGTTATGTAAAGGGTTCTTTCCAACAGGCAGCAATCCAAAATAAAGCAGGAAACTATGTCCGTGCTAATGCAGAAACCTCTGCTGCTGGTCTGTCTCAGATCAAACTGGATAGCAAACTGCGTGGAACCGATGCTAACCCTGCCGGTGCTAATGCATTCCCTATCGTTTCTCTGACCTGGATCCTTGCTGAACCTGGTCACAAGACCGATGATGTAAAAGCAGCACTTCGTTATATGCTGAGTGAAGAAGCACAAAGCAAGTCTGACTCTTTGGGTTATGTTCCTCTTCCTGAGGATCTCCGTCAGAAGTCCCTTGCTGCTGTCGATTCACTTTGATCCCCATTTGGGTTTATTCAATGGGCATAGGATTGTTTTTATTTACAATCCTATGCTTTATCTTACTAGTTCTAGGTAACATATATGTCTAAAATGCCGCAGGGATGTAACCCTAAATGGAAACGTTGGTGTATTGCCTGCTGTTCCTCACAACTATGGTTAGTCCCTGCTGCTCTGCTTGGGTTCCTTATTATAATTGAGGTAGTTCATACTACTGCTCATCTAAAGATGGAGCAAGATGTTCATGGATATTGTAACCAAAATGCAGAACACCAAGAGAATATAAAATTTGATGAAGAGTGGTGAGGAACTTCAAATGAAAAAGAAAGTAAAAAAAATCATTAAATGGTTTTATGATGATACTGATAGAGGAGAGGAAAATATTTCTGAGTGTAAGAATCTTTATGATCTTGTAGAGAGACTTCAGTATCGACTTGAGGATTTGGAAAATGAACATATGCAACTTCTTTGTGAAATTACTAAGTTGCAAAGTAAAATAGATATATTGATATCTGATTTACCTAATGAAGATTAATCTTTGGTATTCTAAAAGTATGGAACAATGGAGATGGACTCTTGTGGAAGAGTTTAGAAATGGAGTTTCTAAACTAGAACAACATTCCGGACAACAACCATTTTTGCGCGATGCAATGGAGGATGTTGCTAATACTGTTGAATACATTCTCGATAAGAAAAAATAAATTATTGAATTCCTTTATGAAAAATTTTCCAATAATGGCTAGATTTGATACTGGTTTAGATCAAGCTATGGTTTCTAATATTAGAAATTATATAAAAAGTTCTAATAATTTATTGCACCATGCTACTATTGGTGGGTCGAAAGATCTGGATGGAAGAGTAGATAAATCTATAAGAAATTGTTCTGTATTTCCCATAAATCCAACATATTGGTTGACTCCGTTATTATCCTCTTATATTAATGAAGTTAATAATCAGGCTTTTAATTTTGATTTGACAACATGGCATGGAGATTTACAATATATTCTTTATGATGGAAAAGGTTCTGGGTATAAATGGCACTGTGATAATGAATTTGATGAAAATGAAACAGGTGTTCGTAAATTAAGTTTAGTATTATCTCTTAGCAATCCTGATGAATATGAAGGTGGTGAGTTTCAAATTATGTTGAATGGAAATAGTAATATGGAAACTTTAAAATTGAAATTGGGAGAATGTATTGTATTTCCATCAATTGCTTGTCACCGAGTAAGACCTTTAAAAAGCGGAAAAAGATCTGTTATTGTTGGTTGGTATGGTGGACCAGATTTTAGATAAATAACTGAAAACTGAAGAAGTTTAGAACATTAAAATGAACAATATTAATATAAGATGTTCCTCCTGTGGGCGGGAATTGGAGGGACACCCGAGTAAGACAGTTTCTTGCGGTTGCTCTAATATGGCAACAATACGTGGAGATAAAATNTCTGCAGTTGACTTGAGTCAGGTTGTTATGATAAATTCATATCAACCCAAAGATAATGGGGGAGTCTTGTCACGAAAAGATATTGAGTGGCAAGAGAAAAGAAGACAACGTAAAGTTCGTAAATTAAACTTTGAAGTTCGGTAGGGAGAGAGTCCGGTTGGTCGAGGACACCGCCTTGAAAGCGGCTGGAGGTAACACTTTCGCAGGTTCGATTCCTGTTCTCTCCGTTTCTTTATATTTTCTTAAACACTTTTAGGAAATCAAAACAAAGTTGACTTAGTCAAATTACTTATTATGATATCTAATAAGTATTTCAAACTAAAATACATGGACGAACATACCTACAATAACTGGGTGAGAATTAAAAATTTTTTCGAGACATCAGGAAATACTGATAATTTTTTCTATAAACGAGCATGTTCTATTGTGATTGGAGAACTAGATCCTATAGATAAAATAATGAAAACTGATAATTATGGCACATCGAATGAAGGTAATCAAACCAAATAGTTACATCACAAAGCAACAGTGTCGAGACATGATTGACGATGCCATAAGAAAGCATAATCGCAATGCTTCTATTATTAGTATGTGTGTTGGTTGGATTGTTCTTGCACTTTTTGCTGAAGGTCT